CGTCGGCGTCGATGAAGTTCTTGTTGATCTCCAAGAGCTTCGCGTAGGTGAGGCCGCCGGTCGCGGTCACGGTCACGACGCCGTCGGTCGCCGCGGTGACGCTGGTGCTCATGTCGCGGCCCGTGTAGACGGTCGCGAAGAGGCAGCCGGTCACGATGCGGTCGAAGACGCGCTCCATGGCCCGGACGCACGCCTTCGCGTACTCGCCCTGCGGGTTCTCGAGCATGCCGCGCACGTCCGCCGAGTCGATCGCGAGCGTCAGCGCGAAGCGCTGGCGGGAGATCCGGCGGCGGAGGTGGTTGATGTCCGCGAACTGCACGGGCTGGATGCGGCCGACGACCTGGGAAGCCTCGATCGCGCCGAGACCGTCGTAGGCGAACGTCTCGCCGGTCATGGGCTTGATCTCCACGAACGGGCGCATGCGGGCCTTGATCTGCTGCGCCTGGATGTGGACGGAGTCGGAGAACTGGATGACGAGGGCGTTGTCGATTGATTCGTTGCTCACGGTTGTTACCTCGCTTTGGGTGCGGATTTAGCGAGAACCGTGTCCCCGTGCTGGCGGGGGCCCTCTCCCGTTGGTATCGCGCTGGGAGCGCGGGTCGCCTTGCCGACCACCAGGAGGGCTCCCCTACTCGCGGGAAGGTGTCTCCGTGTGGGGAGAATGTAGCAGACCCGTTGCGAAAATGTCAAGCCCCCCGACACCGCAAAAAAGTCAAGCCCCCTCGCGCCTCATAATCGCGAGGGGGCTTGGGCGCCCCCGGTGCCTCTCGGCCCCCGACGCCACCCGGGGAGGGGGCGCGGGAACCCAGGACCGCGCACCGCCGGAGGTACGGCCTTGATCCTACGCGCCGGCCGCGGCGGCCTGCTTGTAGAGCTGCTTGAGCTGCGCGCGCTTCTGGTCGATCCCCGGGTCCATGGGGTTCATCTTGGAGATCTCCTCGTTGAGCGCTCGCGCCTGCTCGCGCAGGGACTTCCCGTTGTCTCCGCCGTCACGGTTTCCGGTGTTCAATTCGTCCTCCGGGGCGTACTTCTTGAGAATCCCCTCGGAGATCCCCATGATGATCGCGAGGGCGTTGTTGTCGAGCTTCCCGATGTAGGGCTTGACGGGCGCGGGGGCGTAGGACTCGATCATCTTCTTGGTCCGCTCCATCGCCGCCTTGCCCTGGTCGCCGAAGGCCGCCTTGACCAGGGTCTCGAACTCGAGGTCCGCCTTCTTCTGCGCGTCGGCCAGCGCCGCGGTGCGCTTCTCGAGCGCCTGGTTGAAGCGCCCGAGGAACTTGGTCGCCTGCCGCTTGGAGATGTCGCCGGCCAGGAAGGACTCGCGCAACTCCTTCATGAACTCCTCGTCGGGCTTGGCGCCCTCCTTGAGGGGGATCTCGTACTCCTCGGCCTTGCCCGGCCGGAGCTGGGCGAGGTACTTGTCCCAGTCCTCGTCCTTGGCGTCGGGGCCAGGAACCACGGTCTTCTTGCCGACGAGCGACTCCGCGCCGTCGAGCTTCTTGAAGATGAGCGGGATGGCCTCGGTCTGCGGCTTGTCGAGGAGATCCTTCAAGTACCCCTTCTCGTGGAACTCCTGGGGTACGATGGCGCGCAGGAGCGCCGTCCCCCCGTCTTTGCTGCCGGGTTCGTCGGGCATGGGTTATTTCTCCTTTTGGGTCGTGGGTTGCGGCTGAGATTCGGCCTCGAGTTCGGCCTGCGCGCGGAGCTCGGGGGAGGCCAGCTTCCGGAGGTTGAGGTAGATGAGGCGCTGGGCCTCCTTGCACTCGGTCGCGACTCCGGCGACCTCGCCGTCGGCGCGGTGCGAGAGGCTCGTCACGGAATAGCCGCAGGCGTGGAAGAGGTAGGCCCACAGCTTCCGCCCGGCCGCGGTCCGCAGGACGACGTCGACCGCGACGCGGATCTCCGACTCCCGGCGCTTGCGCTCCTCGGCCACGAGGGCCGCCGCGGCGCGGCGCCGCGCCGACTCTTCGGCGCTGGCGCGGTGGCGGGGGGTCTCTTCGGGAGAAGGCATGAGGCTAGACCGTCGAGGGGGCGGGCGCGGTGCCTAGCGCCACCTTCGCCTGGGCGGCCTTGAGGGCGACGTTGGACGCCTGCTCCTTTGCGTCCAACTGCTCCTTGGCCTGGCGCTGCTGGCTGTTGGCCGCGCGGAACTTGAGGGTCTCCTCATCCGTTCGCAGGCCGGTGATCGGGGCGCCGTTGAGCTCGTAGATGTCTCGGCGCGTCTTGTCGGGGTCGATGCCGTCGGCCATCGCGACGAGCTGCGGGATGCCCGAGCCGGCCGCCGCGATGATCGCGTCGAGCGAGCGCATGAGCCCCTGGAGCTTCTCGCCGCGCTGGAAGCGCTTGGCCGGCGAGACGTACTCGACCTCGAAGACGTCGAGGCCCAGGCGGTGCGCCATCGTGACCGCCGGGGGCACGACCATCTTGCCGGCGCCCGAGACGCGGTCCCACTTGCGCCGCTGCTGCGCGCCGACGCCGTCCTGGATGATGCCGAGGTAGCCCTTGCGAAAGAGGACGTTGAAGGTCCGGTGGATGGTCGGGGTCCAAACCTCCTTCTCCTGGCGCGAGAAGATGCCGCCCAGGACCTCGCCGCGCATGCGGTCGCGCACGCTGGTCTCGTAGGCCGTCATCTGCGTCTGGTTGTTCAGGTCGAGGAGCCGGTCCAGGAAGAACGCCTGCATGATCTTGTTCTTGAGCTGCTCCTGCTGGTCCTTGGCGCTGTTGAGCTCGCCCACGGTGAAGAGGGCCTGGATGGGCTTCTCGTTGCCGAGCCGGCCCTGCGCGTCGTAGACGTTGAGCGCGCCGGCCGAGGTGTCCACCACGCCGCCGCCCAGCCGGCCGCTGTCCAAGACCACGAGCGGCGGGTCGAGCTGCTTCTCCGCGGCCACGAGGACGGCCTCGGTGAGCGCGTTGAGGCTCTGCGCGTCGGGCAAGGCCAGCATGGCCGAGGAGCGCCCGAGGGCCTCGTCCAGGGTCTTGAACTGGCGGCCGACGGCGACGGGCATCTCCTCGTAGCCGCCGACGCGCATGCGGAACTTGTGCTCGGGGGCGATGTGGACCGTCCGCACGCGCATCCCCGCGATGCCGCGCTTTCCCGGCTCCGGGGTCTTGGGCTCGATGACGATGAGGACCTCGACCTCGTGGTCGTAGTCGCGGTTGTCGAACTTCTCCTGGACCGCGGGCGGGATGCGATCGCCCTCGCGGGAGTACTCAAGCACGAGCTGGCGCACCTTGAGCTTGCGCTTGTAGTAGACGGTGTCGACGTAGCCCTGCGCGGTCTCCGAGATGCACATGGACTTGACGCCCCAGGAGTCGTAGAGGACCGGGACCTCGGGCTCGCTCTCATCTGGGTTCTCGAAGGTGCCGATGCCCGAGACGCCGAAGGCCAGGGTGTCGATGAAGTGCTCCATCGCCGCCATCTGGAGCCCGGCCTTGGGCTGGTCCATGACCTCGTGCATCTCCTCCGTGACGTAGCGGAAGTACTCCTCGATGCCGGGCACGCCGCGCAGGCGCCGCGCCGGCCGGATCTCGTAGGTCCGCGCGGCCTCGGGGAGCATCAGGGAGAGGAAGATGGAGGCGGCCTGGTAGAGCGCGAACTGGCCGGTGTTGTCGAAGACGTCGGCCTGCAAGAACTGGCCGGGGATGATGAGGCGCGTGAAGTCCATCTTCCGGGTGAGGAAGATCTCCGCGATCGCCTGGTAGTGGACGAGCCAGGGGCGCTTCTCGCTGTCGAGCTCCTCCCAGCGCGCGAGGTACTGCGCGACGGAGAGCGGCTTGACGGAGGGCGGCACCTACGCGCCCCCCGTGAGCGCCGAGCGGCCCATCCCGTTCGCCGAGCTCGTGCCGCCAAAGCCCAGACCCGAGAGGAGCGCCTGGTTGGTCGCGCCCTTGCCGAAGGTCTTGCCCGCGACTGCGGCCTTGTCGGAGAGCGCCGAGGCGGCGGCCTGCTCGTCGCGTAGCTGCTGGTCCTGCTGGTCGCGCAGGTCCCGCTCGGCCTTCACCGCGGACTGGGAGGAGAGGTAATTCATGACGCCGAAAGCGGTGGAGGTCCCCGCGGCGAGCGCGGCGCTGACGGCGATGATGGTGACGGGCTCGGCGAGGAGGGCGCCGGGCGCCGCGGTGAGGGGGCGCAGAAGGTGGTCGACGAGGACGGTCAGCGCGGCCACCGCCAGGAGGTTGAGGGCTTCCTTCGCGTCGTTCACTCGCTCCGCGACCTCCTCCGGTTCATCGACGACAACGGCCCCGCGCTCGCCTTGCGCGCCCCGCCGGCCTTGCGCCAGCGCTGCGCCTCCTCCACCGCCGCGCGCCGCACCGGGTACGAGAAGGTGAGCGCCCCCGCGTCAAAAATATCCGGCGACCTACCAAGTAACTTTGTTATCTGCTCTTTTGGAACGATGTACTTTACGCCGGTGGAGGTCTCCTTGTCAAGGGGCATGGCCGCGAGGTCCGCGTGGATCTCGTCTCCCGAGCACTTGACGCCGTGGCCGAAGGGCTCCTCCTTGCCGTCGGGCAACTGCGCGGGCTCGTCGGTCGAGTTGATGTGCTCCGCGTACTTGATGATGATCTCGGAGCGCTTGTTGAGGTAGACGGGGTCGCTCGGCGTCTCGGAGAAGTGGACGCCGATGACCTTCGACCGGAATCCCAGCTCGTGGAGGCGGTCGATGGTGCCTTGCCCGTAGCCGCGGTCGACGAAGACCATGTCCAGGTCCTCTTCGGCGATGAGCTTCGCGACGATGCCGGCGAGCTCCATCGAGTTCATCTTGGGGTACTTTACGACCCACTCGGTCCGCCGGCCCTGGCGCAGGTAGAGGATGGTGCGGTCCGCCTTCTTGCCGTCGCCCGCGGGGTCTACCCCCAGGATGCGCGCGGCGAACTCGCTCCTCTCGCCCTTCCACCACGCCGCCCGCGCCGCGACGATCGCCGAGGGACGGATGATGCCGACCGCGGTGGAGAGGAAGGCCTCGACGGGATTGCTCGGGTAGATGGAGCGGAACTTCGCGTGCCCGCTCTCGGGGTTGGCGCCGGTCGAGAGGTCGACGATCTCCGCGCGGCGCCACGCGAGCTTGCGGAGCGCCTGCTGCGGGGAGATCGTGTCGTGGTGGTAGGGGAAGGGCTTCTTGAAGAAGTTGTCGCGGGCGTACTGCTCCTCCTCCTCGGTAAGGACGAAGCCGGGCTCCGGCTCTCGCTCGTACTCCTCCTGCCAGAACCAGGGGATGAAGATGAGGATGTAGTCGCCGAGGCCGGAGAGGGCCTGGAGGCATTTCTGGTAGAAGAGACCGATCGGCCCGTTGGCCGTCGACTCGAGGATAACCTCCGTCCCGGGTAGGAGCGCGATCGACTTCAAGGCGCCGTCCTGGATCGCGTAGGCGTGCTCCCAGTACGCGGCCTCGGAGCCGTGGAAGAGCTGCGCGGTGCCGCCGCGGCCGACCTGCTCGTTGCCCGCGGTGCCCGCGGCGTAGTCGGAGCCCAGGCCGGGGAACGTCATCGCGCGCGGGTTGTCCTTGCCGAGCGCGGGGCGGAAGGCCGCGCGCATGTTGTCGTAGAAGCGCCGGACCATCGCGAAGAGCTTGTCGGTGGTGCTCCCCTCGTGCGAGAGGATGAAGGCCGAGAGGCCGGCCCGGCGCACCACCTTCCAGAAGAAGCGGGCCTGGATGTAGGTGGAGAGGCCCTGCTGGCGCCCCTTGAGGATGAGCGCGCGCACCCAGCCGCGCGTGCGGAGCTGCTCTTCGAGCTTGTCGTGCGCGTAGCGCTGGGCGAGGTTGGGCCGGAACGCCACGAGCTCGCCGCGCTTGTCCTTGACCTTCAAGGCGGCGTGCTCCGCGAAGAACTCGAACTCCGAGTCCAGGCGGTTGTGGGCCTCGATCGCGTCCATCCCTAGTTCCTCGAGGGCTCCAGGTTGAACGCCGCGCAGATCGCCTCGTAGTCGGCGAAGATCTGCCGACCGTAGTTGTCGGGGTAGTAGGGCCCCGGCAGGAGGGGCCGCACCCACGCGACGACGCCCTCGACCCCGAAGACTTTCATCGGTCGAAAGGGAAGGGGACGCCGGGATGCGAGAAGGGGGACGACGGGAAGGGGGACGACGGGGCCGGCTGCTCGCCGGTGCGCGTTCCGTTCGTGTTCGATGCGCCGGCCCCGCCAGATCCGTTTCCTCTTTCTCCCCCTTCTCCCCCTTCTCTTCCTTCTCCCCCTTCTCTTCCTTCTCTTTCCCGCGACGCGCGCTCCTGCCGCAGGCTCTCGAGCCGCGCGACCTCCTGGAGCGCGTCCTCGTAGGTGAGGTTGAGGTTCTTGCTCTCGGAGGTCGTCTTCGGCCGCCCGATGATGCGGTCCTTGAAGGCCTCGACGTCGTCGCGGTTGCCCGAGCGCGCCGCCGCGCGCGCCTGCTTGCGGACCATGACCTCCACGAGGGCCATGCCGTTGAAGGCGTAGTCGGGGTCGAAGGGGTCGGTGCAGACGAAGGGCTCGGCCGCCGCGGCGAGGTGAAGGTCCTCGACCTGGCGCTTGGTCACCATCGGGGCCGTGGTGACGACCGGCGCGCCGTCCTCGCCCCAGGCCACCATGCGCCGCATGACGGCGGCTGGTGCCGGAGGATGTGCGACGGGGCGGAAGGGGTCTATTTCTCCCGTTCCGGCTTCCACCCGGTCCTCCGCATCGTGCCGAAGACGTAGGCGTCCGCGTGCTTGCCGGTGAGGCCCTTCTGCTTGGCCTCCTTCTTCAAGCGCTTCTCGAGGTCCTTGGGCATGGTGGTAGAACCCTTAAGAGTTGGAACGGGGGGCTAGACGACTCCCTCGTTCATCTGCCGGAGCTCGGCCATCTGCCGGCGCTCGGCCGCGCGCTGCTCCTCGCGTTTGGCGAAGGTGTCGGGGTTCTGCTGGAAGTCGATGAGCGACTCGCGCAGCTCCGTCACCTCGTCGTAGAGCGTGAGGTCGATCGGGACCTTGGCCTCGAGCGCGTAGGCCTCGAGCGCCGCGCGGTCCATGAACTGGAGGGAGGCCACGCGCGGCATGCCGGCGGCCAGCGGGGTCGCGGAGACGATCTCGTGCGTGCGGTAGCCCAGGGCGCCCGGGTATTTACGTTTCAGCGCCGGCAGGAGGAGCTTGCCCACGATGACGGAGAGCGCCGCCTCAAGGGAGGGCAGGTTGAAGGAGAGCTCGTACTTGTCCGCGACGCGGCCCTTGCCCTCCTTGGCGGGGCGGTAGTACTCGCCGGCCACGACCACGCGGTAGCCCTTGCCGCCTGCGGAGACGGCGTGAACCTTGTCCTCGCGCTTCACGGCTGACGGTTCCTCGCGCTTGGGGGCGACGGCGAACGGGTCGCTGCCGACTTCGCTCGCGTCTTGGGGCGTGGCGTCCACGGGGGTCAGTTTCGGGTTCCCCTCGACGCCGTGCAGCTCCTTCATGAGGTCTTCCTGGGTAGCGGTCATGGGGGCGAGGATACAACACCGGCACAACCCTGTCAAGGGGTGGCGAAGTAGGTGGAGGTGAAAAATTTTTGGGGTGGAAATTTTCTGGAAATTTTTGTGGGGACGAGCTCTCGAGGGAGCGCGGAGGAGAGTACTCCGATAAAAGAGGAGCGGCTGAAAATCCGGGCATGGCCCCTCCACCTCAACCCCGCCCCCCTTCGACCCTTCGAAGCCTCTCCACGAGGCCCCTGCGGCGCGCCAGGATGCCGCGAGGCGCGGCGCGCCGGGGAATCGCGACCCGCGCGGCGGCCCAGGAGCGCCGGGGGCAAGGGCGCGCGCGCGCCCCTGAGCCCACGCAGCTCCGCGCCCCATCCCCGGCGTGCCCTGCCTCACGCGCCGGGCCTACCCGCCATGGGGCCCTTTTCGCGCATAGGCCCTTCCCCAACCCAAATATGTTATAGGGAAGCCCGCGAGTGTGTCAATGCGAGTGTGTCAGGGCATTTTAGGCGGTTTGTACACTTGACACGCGACACAGCAGAATCGGCCAAACTTCCCAGGGAGAGAGGGGAGAGGGTAGCGGCCATACCTGACGTATACTGACAACTGACACTTGCTGACATATACCCCATTACCTCTTAATTAATATTTAAGTGTGTCTATAGTGTCATTACGTCCTTTGTCGTCGGGGGTTAACCTGATACAGTAGCTCGACACACTACCTCGAGAAAGGCCCCTTTTTAAGGCGATACAGTGTCGCCGGGCTGGCCGCTGGGGAGCCGCGCGCAGCACTCGCAGCGGCGAGCGCGCCGCGCGCCCCTGTTTCGGGCCTGTAGTGCGACACGATACAGAAAAAGCCGGGACCATGTGTAACAGCGTACGGGGACAAAATAGCACTCGCGCGAAGGGTGACACACTCGCCTTTTGGGGTATGCGAGAACCTAGGCCTTTTGGGTAAAGTAAATAAAAAGTAAATACGCGAATTGGGTCTTGACACTGTATCACAAACCTGCTATACTCTCACACGAAGCATCGAGGAGCGCCGCGCGGTGCGGATGCGGTGACGCGCGCTCCCGACGGGGGAAACAAGATGGAAAACGAAAAAGAAATCAACGCGGCTGCGGAGCGGATTGCGGATATCGCCCGCAAGTTGTTCCGGGAAGAGTCGGGCCCGGTGGCCGACGCCGCGCGCGAAATCATGGGCCACGCCGCCGCCATCGCTCGCCGGACTTCCGGGCTGGCGGTGCGCCCATGAAAGCGGGAGACAAAATCCCCGGGCTCCGGGTTTCCGTGGTGCGCGACGTTTCGGAGAGCGCGCCCCTATATGGACGTGAGGCGACGGGCCCCGAAGAGGCGGCGGCCATCGCGCGGGCCTTCATCCCCGCCGGGGATGAGCGCGAATACTTCCTTGCCCTCCACGTCGACGCGCGCAACGCCGTCAAGGGGGTAACGGTGGTCTCCATCGGGACCCTGACGGCAAGCCTAGTCCATCCGCGCGAGGTGTTCCGGCCCGCGATCGTCGCGGGCGCGGCGGGCGTCATCCTCTGCCACAACCATCCGTCGGGCGTGGTCAAGCCCTCGCCCGAGGATAACGAGACCACGACGCGCCTAGTGAATGCGGGCCGGATGATCGGGATTCCGGTCCTGGATCACGTCATAGTCACGAGCGCGGGCGAAGCGGTGTACTCGTACCGCCGCGCGGGGAGGCTATCCTAATGAGCGGGCGCAAGGTTATCCGGCTGGTGGTCGATGAGCCCGGCGAGGGCGAGTCTGGGACCATCTACGAATGGCAGGTGATGGAGGACGGCGAGGTCCTGGCGACGGTTTGGCGCGAGGACGTCGCGCGCCAGCTTGCCGCCGCGCCGGACCTGCTGGAGGCGGCGAAGTCTCTGCTGGCTGTAGCACCGGAAGGAAGCATCCTCGCTAAGACATTGGGCGTTAACGCGGGCATACTCGATGGACTCCGCGCCGCCATCCAGAAGGCCACCGGCCAAACGGGGGCGCGGCCATGAACACCATGCCCAAGACGCGCCGCCTGACCATGGAAGCGGCTCACTGGCGCACGCGCGCCGCTTCCCGCCTCTGCCGGGGCATCCCGGCCCACCCCGAGGACGCGCTAGACGCGCTCCTTTCGGACGCCGTTGCGGACCTGATCCGCGCGGCGCACGCCGAGGGCTTCACGCGCGAGGAAATCAGGAAGGCCGTCTACAAGGGTGCCTTCAACGGCTGGGCCGAGGTGCGCGGGGACAGCGAGGTAGCAGGCTACCGCTTCGCGCGGGCAGTCGGGGAGGGTGGGGTTCCCGTCGGGATGCCCGAGCGGTGCGCCCAATGCTGCCAGTTGTTCGCGGACGCCCCGGCGGGCCATTGCACGGACAAAATGGCGCACGACGTCGGGCGGGGGTACTAGGAGCCTGAGTCAGTCCGGCGCGCCCATTCCCGCCGCAAGGG